GCAGAAACAGACGGCGATTAGAGGATTAGGGGGCTTAACAGCCCCCTAAATTACATATGGCAACAGCAGCAAACTCATCGATTGATGTTTCTTCAAGAGCTTTAATATTGATAGGGGCAGAACCTATTACATCTTTTGAGGATTCTACTAATGAAGCACTAGTTGCTTCTAATATGTATGAAGATATAGCAAGGGCGGCATTAACAAATTGTCGGTGGCGTTTTGCAACAGAGCAAGCACAGCTTAATTTATTGTCTGATGCTCCAACAGGTAGATATGATGCAGCATATCAATTACCATCAAATTTAATAATGTTACACGCAGTTACAGTAAATGATTTTCCTATAGATTATCAAACTTATGGGGATAAAGTATTCTGTGATGCAAGCAGTACAGAGACTTTGATTGCTGATTATACATTTAGAGCATTGGAAGTTGATTGGCCTTCGTATTTTACAATAGCTGTTGAATATACTTTAGCTAGTATGTTTGCAGTTTCTATAGCTAGAGATACATCTATGGCTAGTATGATGGAAGACAAGGCTGCAATATCTATGGCTAAAGCTAGAGCAAGTGACTCTCAGCAACAAACAACTAGGAAATTCAATACCAGTAGGTTTATTACTCAAAGGCGTAGCTAATGCGGAAAGTTCGAGTACCAGTAAATAATTTCCAATTTGGTGAAATAAGTCCGTCAGCAATATCAAGAACAGACTCTGCGGTATATGCAGCATCGGCTCAACGTGTAGAAAACTTTTTACTTAGAAGTGAGGGTGGTGTTATTAAACGTGCTGGCACAGAGCGTGTGTATGAATATGATATTACTGTAGAGCAAACATCATTTACTATAACTGTTTCTGATTATGCTAATATTGCAGTTGGTACTCAAATAAAGTTTTTAACCCATGATGGAACAGAGATTACATTAGAGTCTGAAACTTCTAGTGGTAGTAGTCCATCTGCGTCTTCTGGTAACACTCATTACTTTAGACCTAATGAAAGTAATAATACTACTGCTGATAATATTTATACAGCTATTAATGCAATATCAGGATTTACAGTAGCTAATCCTTCTGCAGCAGTTGTTACTGTTGTAAGAGATTATCCTCAATCTAGTACAAATTTAACAGTAAGTACAACAGATAGTACACGTTTAACTGTTACTAATTTTACTGGTGGTAGTGATACTCAAAGCAGATTAATTCCTTTTATATTTTCTGATGATGAACAATATATAGTATCAATAGAAAATGCTAAGTTAAGAGTATTCCGTGTAGTGCAATCAACTGGTGTTACAAGTTTAGTTTCTACATTAACTGCTGATGTAGATACTAATGCTATACCATTTGATGATGCGTATATTCATGAGTATTCGTTTGCTCAAAGCGGTGACATTATGTGGATATGTCATTCGCTGTTTCAACCAAGATTATTAGTTCGTACAGGCGCAACATCTTTTCAGTTAGAAGTAAAAGCGTTTGATAGTTTAACGTCAGGGTCAACAGTAACAGATACATTCCAACCTTATTATTATTTTCAAGACACAGGTGTTACACTATCAGTTAATGCAACTGCAGCTGGCACAGGTAAAACTTTAACAACTAGTGCTGATTACTTTGTATCAGGTCATGTTGGTACACGTTTTAAATACCATGATTCTGAAATACTTATAACTGCTGTAACAAATGCAACAACAGCTACAGGTACAATACTTAAAACATTACAACAAACACTTATAAACAATGCGTTTAGAACAGCATCAGGTAGTGACGTAGTAGAAGTAACTCATGTTGGTCATGGTTTTGTAGGTGGTGAAACAATTACTATATCTGATGCAGCTTCAGTTGGCGGTATATCTACTTCTAATTTAAATAATGCAGAATCTATAACATCTATTATAGACGAAAATACATATACGTTTACAGCTAATGGTACAGCTAATGCGAGTGAAGATGGTGGTGGTGCAGCTATTAAAATAACTACAGGAGCTGCAACATTAGAATGGCAAGAGCAAACCTTCTCGAGTGTGAGAGGTTTCCCTGTAGCGGTTACGTTCCATGAAAATAGACTAGTATTTGGCGGCACTTCCTCCCAACCTGACGCTATTTGGATGTCTAAGACAGGTGAATATTGGAACTTTGATGTTGGTGAAGCTAACGATACAGACTCAATTCAACTCATTGCCGCTACAGGTGAGGTAAATGAAATACGTCATTTGATTTCTAACAGAGACTTACAAATATTTACAGCGTCTAACGAACTGTTTGTACCTACATTTCTAGGTAATGCTATTACACCTACTAACGCTCAGTTAAGAAAACAAACTCCGTATGGTTCTGAGTGGATTCGTCCTGAGTCTTTAGATGGTGCTACTATATTTGTGCAAAAAAATGGTGCTATTGTTAGAGAGTATTTGTTTTCTGATGCAGAAGATTCTTATACATCTTCATCTATTTCTTCTATATCATCGCATCTTATTAAGACTCCTGTTGAGCAAACAGCACTTCGAGGTGCTATAAATCGTAATGAGTCTTATTTATTTATTACAAATAATGATGGCACGATTGCAGTATTTAATTCTAATAGAACAGAAAAACGTGCTGGGTGGGTAGAGTTTACAACTCGAGGAATGTTTAAGTCTGTAGTTGCAATAGATGATAAAGTATTTTGTAACATTGTTATTGATACTGGTGCTGGTACACAGAAAATGATTTTGTGTGAATTTAAAGATACAGTTAATTTAGATGTAGCTAAAACATATACTAGTACAACAGGCTCATTTTCAGTTAGTTCAGAGTTTGCAAATGGTGCAACAGTAAGTGTTATAAGTAATACTAACTATTATGGCGATGTAGTTGTTGGTAGTGGTAACGCTGATGTATCTTCTGTTGAAGCTATAACTACAGCAGAAATAGGATATAAGTTTGACGTTACATTAAAAACAAATCCTTTAGATTTTAGTGCAGACAATGGGCCAGTTACAGGATTACCTCGAGCATTAGGTAGTGTTTTCCTTGATTTAAATAGTACACTTGCAGTAAGTGTAAACAACACAGCATTAACAATACGTCAGGTTACAGATGATATGTCTAAGATAAGAACACCTGTTACTGGTAAAAAAGAATTTAGATTACTTGGTTATAGCAATGACCCACAGATAGAAATAACTCAGAGTGAACCATTGCCAATACAAGTTAATGGTCTTGTTGCGGAGGTAATTATATAATGGACCCATTTACAATGATGGCAATAGGCGGCTCTGCGCTTTCTGCTTTTGGACAAATACAATCTGGTCGAGCAGCAGCTGGACAAGCTTTGCAAAGTGCAGAGTTAGAATTAATTAATCGTGACCTTATGGCAGTACAAGCAAAACAATCTGCAAAAGCAAGACTTGACCAATATGAAATAGAAACAGCTACTAACAGAGGTCTGTTTTCTGCGCTTGGACGATTAGATGACCCAAGTATGAAAGCATTTTTTGATGCACAAGATAGAATTATAGGCGAAGATTTAAAAAGAATATCAGCACAAACTAATATTGAAATGACTAATGTTTCTATAAAGGCTGCTGGTTTAAGAGCTAAATCTAAAAATGTAATGAGGTCAGCTACTGTTGGTGCAATGGGTACATTGCTTCAAGGCATGAACTCATGGAATCAAGCAAGGCCAGCAGAACCAAAAATTACACCATCAACTCCACCGCCTATGCGTAACAATCAATATAGACAAACTTTACTAAAAAGAATTTTTGATACTAGAGGTTAATTATGCCAGTCTTAAGACAAAAAACTCAAAACATAAATAGACCAATAAATGTTGCGCGTGTAGATACAGGTGAAGCTGAGTTGTGGCAAACTATATCTGCTAATGCACAACAAATGTCTGAAACAGCATTTAAAAATTTAGCTGATAAATCTTTAGAAGAAGCTGTTGAGTTAGGTCAATCGGCTGACAATGCGCGAGTAACTACTATTAATCCAGCGACAGGTAAGCCAGAAGCATTAGATGCATATGATTTAAACCCTCGAGCACAACAAGCTTATAATAGAGTAATACAACAAAGGTTTGAAACTTCTATTAGCAATGAAATAAAGTTAAAAGCTAAAGAACTTTCTATGATTGAAAATATTTCTCCTGATTTATATTCAGAAAAAATGTCTCAATACTTAGAAGAAATGATTAATAGTGCTTCTAGTGGTCAATATAAAAATATGATAGAAGAAACAGGTACATTTTACCTAGCTTCTACTAAAATGAATTTAATAGAAACAAGACGTAGAGAACAAAAAATAAAAAATAAACAATTTTTTATAACTAATCATACAGAAGTATTAAAAAGTTTTCAAGATTTAGATGCTAATGATAGGATTTTAGCGTATGAAAAATTAATAGCAGATATAGATTTACAAATAGAAGCTGACCCTAATTCATATTCTGGTCCAGAAATTAATGCTTTAAAAAAGAATGCTGAAGAAGCTTTTTGGATTGCTTCTGTTAATGAAGATATGGAAAATACTAATTTTAAAACAGTAGCAGAATTTAATAATTATGTTTTAAAATTAGGTAGTGGTAGTAGAATTTTTGGTGTTGGTAAGCCCCCCGAATATTTGCAAATTAATTTAGCTAAACATGCTAATAGTTTATCGTTCCAATATAAAACTGAAATTCAAAATAATATGGATAGACGTTTTAATTATGTTGTAGAAAAATTAAAACAAAAAGATATTTTAATTGATAGTATTTTTCCTGAAATGGTATTTGGTAAAATACCTGAAGAAGGAATAAGGGTGAGTCGTTCTGATAGAATTGAATCTGCATTAGAATATTTTGGAACAATGATGGATGAAAGGAGAGCATTTTTAGCTGAAAAAGCAGAAAGATTCCCCGATTCAAGATTTAGTAATTTAGATAAAAAAGTAACTAATGAAGCGCAATTATTATTAAGTTACGCTATTTCTCTTAATAAAGATACA